TGAAAGCTCGACATACGAAACAAGTTGGCCTGCATCCCTTCGCTTATGATGATTCCATACCGTCCGTAAACGGATAGGTGTGACATCGACGCCATTATAAGCGTCGCACCCACAGGATTCTCGAAAGAATCCTTCAGTGCAGCACTTACCAGAGTTGAACATAAGTCCAAACTTCTGGAGTTGCTGCATTACTACGGGATAGTCTTCCCCGTAGCATATGATATCATCACCGTACACCCAGACACGGCCCCGAGCTACTTGGGGCTTAATCTGTCGATGTACTACGATGGCACACACGGCTAATGCATAGAACACGAGCGCCTCAACGGGAAAGCATACTGCTGATCCCATAGTGGCGAACTTGCTCAATTGCACTATCCGTCCGTCAGGTAACCGCGTCTGCGGCGACCGGGAGGCGTACAAATAGGAATACCACTTGGTACTCCCAAATAACTCCTCCACAAGTCGCAGCGAGACTCGGTCCGATGCGTCTTTCATGTCGAGTGTCACAACTCCGTTCCCTTGGGAACCGAGTATAGACAGGTGTCGATTGACTGTTTGGTCCGTGAAGTTCACGTGCCCCTTCGTCAATCGATGATTCTCGAGGATGCCATACAACTTTCGTTGTTGGCCCTGTTGAATCCATTGGTATTCCAATGGCTCGCATGATATCAAACGAGGTCCTCTAGAGTCCTTAGGTATGAGCACTACTTTCGCAGTGCCGACTTCGAGCTCTTCGAGGTTTTCTTCGTAGGTTCTGTAACTGTCACAGACTTGTCCGGGAAGCTGGAAGTACTCCGTGAAGGGGTACCTAGCTTCGAGACGTCTGTAGATGCGCGCGAACTCGGATTTCTCCGGGCCGCGCTCACCAGTTGCAACAGAACCTGGGCCATGTCTGGGGATAATTTCCCCAGGATCAGACCCGCCAAGCACGCGAGTAATAAACTTACGCGCTTGTTTGATAACAGCATCGTTGGGGTCAACTTGGAGCGTTTTAAGCTCCTCCTCGACCTCAACAAACGAGTCGATGACTTTCTTTTCGTCATCTTTCTCATAAGGTAGCTCCAGTTTGTACAAGAAGTACAACAGCTGACGAGCGTGCCTGATTGCTGTCGTGTCTCGCAAGCAGAATTGCTTCCGACTCACGTTCCACGTGTCCGAACCGGCGGGCGAGCGCATCCACATTTCTGTGGGTACGCCCGTCCAGTGGTCAATGTTGACCATCGGTTCCATACTATCCGCTTCAGCGAACACGCGCTCGAACAACCACCCGAATATTTTCGGGAGGCTGCCTGCACCATCCTTCTTTTCGAAGAAGGGTGCGTCGAATGCAGCCCGCGGATTAGGACTGGCTAAGCACCTGTCAAAGTGCTTACCCAACTGAGGGAGCGTCTTCGTCAAAAACGAAAGACCTTCCTTTGCAAGCCGTGACTGGATTTTCATCCAGTCAAGACCAGGCTCAGAGTCGACATAGCAATCAGCTATATCATCGAGTAGTCGCTTATACAGAGCTGTATATACAACTAGGCTATTATTAGTACCCATATGGTGTTACTATCCTAGCCAACTGTGTTAGTGACCACTCGTGGTCGCATCGGCGTACCGAGGGTTTTATCCCGGTACAACCACGTTACCGCTCAGACGCTAGGCTTCTCCTCGGAGAATCCGGTAGTTGGTCTGATCGTTGCTCGTACCACTCCAATCAGATGAACTCGTGCTTGGCCCATAGAGGGCAAATAGCGCGAGCATCTTTTCGAGGATACGAACGTCGTCCTCGGTAAACATCGAGGTGATGGGGATGACCCCGACGATATAGAACGACGCAGTAACGGACACCCCATTGTCATCGGTTCGACTTACGTCGAGCCGTTTGACTTCGCGGGATGTTTTGTAAGGCTTATTTTCATTCGTCTCGCTATGCGAGATTGTGAAATTAATCTCATCGTGACTTTCTTCGCTGCCAGGGGCAACGGAGAAGGTATTGATGACATTCGCCTTACGCTTTGATGCACCAGCCCCCAATGACACTGCGGGAAACGCGATCACGGTTGAAATATCCGTGTTTGGCGCCGTCGCAGGGTTAAGGGTTCCGGGTACACCGAGGTAGAGTGGGTCACTCAACATGAGTTGGACTCTTTCTATCTTGTAAGCAGGCGCGGATTTCCCAGCGTAATTGCTAGGCTATCCACTACTAAGAAGCAACCTCAACTACTCTACACAAGTAGAGCAGCAAAGGGAAGCTTCACACGTAAGCGTCAGTACCTACTAATCCTCAGGCCTTACCTCTCCTAGAATAATGAGAGGAGACACCGGGACGGTATCGAACCTTAGCACGTTGACCAACCAAACATGAACCAATTATGATTCTGTTTGTTTTAATCCACGTTCTTCTAAGACTCGAGTCCAACGACTTACGATCCACTTCCAGTTTGGCCGGAAACTGACGTTTCCGAGCATACTGGTGGAATACCCCCTTGAGGAATAATTTTTCCTCATAGCGGTGCCAGATTTCACGCTCCACTAAGGCGCGTGACATGTCAGGCCCGCTGAAGGTAAGGTATCCGGCGTAGTCAGTATCACGAATGAGCGTTTCCGCCCAGTCGGTTACTACTACGTCAGCGGGGTACCAGTTGGGCTTCAGATTTCGATGAAGCCATCCGCCGATGTCGGCGAACCAGTCGACCACGAAGCTGAATGGGACTCTGTCCCATGCAGCTGCTGGATCTAATAGACCCAGACGATCGACTGCTAGCTTTACTCTGGCCATTAACCCGTGTAGTTCGGGGCAAACGAAGTAATACTTCGCGAGCATATATAGCCGCTGCACACCTACTGAATACTTCATGTGGAGAACCACATTGGCTCCGGGAATCCCGGATCCATAGGAACGTTCAAAGACTCGTCCTTGCTCGATAACCCTAATGGGTTTTCGGTAAGTATAAGTCCTAGTCATAGCTCCGTCATGTTCCAGTAGCTCGCCCCACCTCTTCACGATATCTATGAAATCACGGATATCGGCGATCGAGGGTAGTACACCAAACTCAGCGGTCAGAATCCCGTTCATTACATCTCGATAAGGTAACTTCATGATATTATCACGAAGCTTTATCTTGCGTAATGCTCGGAACAGACCCTGAATGGATACTATGAGCTTTGGTAGCTCAACCAGATCCTGACCTAGCATCCAGATAGAAAATTCGGAATCAAAAGGATTCCGTTCTATAAGGACGCGTTCAGTTATCGGGTATTGGAGGCGATCATACATACGAAACGTGCTACCTATCGTATCCTCGGGAGGCGTATCCCCTGCTAAGGGGACGTTCTCGAAGAACGAATGGTAAAGTCTCTCCGGGTTATAAACCCGGAAACTAGATTCAGAACGTTGGATACCAACACCATATGGGTTACCTATCGGATGGGGAGAGATGGTTCCGTAATCGGAAACACCATCTTCCATCGAGAAGTAACCATGGTTGTTCCTGGTTCTTATCATGTCCTGCATATGCGGGAATGTCCTAGCCTTATAATCCCATCGCCTTTCGGCGTTGGATTCCCAGGTTTTCCAAACGAGACGTTTGGCTAACGGGGGCTGGAGAGAAGGCACATCGGCATTATACGCGTGGAAATCTTCATCCCACGTGTATTGAATGTCCTGTGTCTCATATCCAGAATAATGTGCTGGAGTACTAGGGTATGTATAGTAGCGCATATTGCGTGTCGAACTCTAAGACCAAGACCCGAAAGGGCC